CCTGGCGAATTACTTGGTTGTGTATCAGGCGAATTAGGTCTTAGAGAATTTTTAGAGTCAAATGGTCATGAGTTGGTTGTTACCTCAGATAAAGATGGAGAGGGTTGTGCAGCAGATGGTCATTTAGTTGATGCAGACGTTGTTATCTCACAACCATTTTGGCCATATTATTTGACCAGAGAAAAAATTGAGTCAGCAGCAAACTTGAAGATGGCGATTACAGCAGGTATAGGTTCAGACCACGTTGACTTACAAGCCGCCATGGACCATGGCGTGGACGTGATGGAAGTAACATACTGTAATTCAAGGTCAGTTGCAGAACATATTGTGATGATGATATTATCTTTAGTAAGAGATTATCATACACAACATAAAATTGTAAATGATGGTGGCTGGAATATCGCAGATGCTGTATCAAGGTCTTATGATTTAGAGGGTATGAAAGTTGGCACAGTTGCGGCTGGTCGTATTGGTTTAGATGCTCTTAGAAAGTTAAAAGCTTTTGATGTAGAGTTACACTATTTTGATAAACATAAATTATCAGATGAAGTAGAAGAAGAGTTAAATTTAGTTTATCATGATAATGTTGAATCTTTAGTTTCCACGGTAGATGTTGTAACAATTAATTGCCCACTACATCCCGAAACTGAAAATCTTTTTGATGCAGAATTAATTTCAAAGATGAAAAAAGGTGCATACATAGTAAACACGGCTCGTGGTAAGATTTGTGATAGACAAGCAATTGTTGATGCACTTGAATCAGGTCAATTAGCTGGTTATGCTGGTGATGTTTGGTTCCCACAACCTGCACCAAATGACCATTCTTGGAGAAGTATGCCTCATCATGGTATGACACCTCATACATCAGGAACATCATTAACAGCTCAAGCTAGATATGCAGCTGGTGTAAGAGAGATACTTGAAAAATTATTTGATGGTGAAGAGCAAAGAACTGAATACACTATTGTTAGAGATGGTGCATTGGCAGGAACTGGTAAACATTCTTATACTGAAGGTTCAGCAACAAGCGGTTCAGAAGAAGCTGCCGAATATAATTCATTAGTCGCAAGAAGTTTACCAAAAGCATAATAAGGAGAAAAAATGTTTGATACACTTATATGGGTTTTTGTAGGTGCTCTAATTGGTTGGAACTTTCCTCAACCTTGGTGGGCGAAGGTAATTCAATCAAAAATATCAGGACTATTTACAAAAAAGGAAGTATAAATGTTAAAAGACGAAAGAACATATTATAAGCCATTTAATTATCCATGGGCTTATGATGCGTGGTTGAAGCATGAACAATCACATTGGTTACACACAGAGGTGCCAATGAATGAAGATGTAAAGGACTGGAAAAATAAACTTAAAGAAGAAGAAAAAGCTTTTCTTACAAATATATTCCGATTTTTTACACAAGGTGATATTGATGTTGCAGGTGGTTATGTAAAGAATTATTTACCACATTTTCCACAACCAGAAGTAAGAATGATGTTAGCTGGTTTTGCAGCTCGTGAAGCATTACATATCGCAGCTTACTCTCATTTGATTGAAACTCTTGGTATGCCAGAGTCTACCTATTCAGAGTTTGCAGACTATGAAGAGATGAGAGCTAAACATGATTATGTAATGGAGTTATCATCAAAAAATGGTACAAAAGAATCCACGGCGACCCACATCGCCGTGTTTTCAGCCTTTACTGAAGGTATGCAATTGTTCTCTTCTTTTATCATGTTACTTAATTTTCCAAGACACGGCAAAATGGTCGGCATGGGTCAGATTGTTACTTGGTCAATTGTTGATGAAACACAACACGCTGAATCAATGATTAAATTATTCAGAACATATATAGAAGAAAATAGAGAAATCTGGAATGATGATCTAAAAGGTAAAATTTATACGATTGCAACAAAGATGGTTGAGTTAGAGGATAAGTTTATCGACCTTGCATTTAAAATGGGGCCGATGGACGATCTTACACCAGATGATGTAAAGCAATACATACGTTATATCGCAGACCGTAGATTAATTAGTTTAGGTTTAAAAGGTATATTCAAAGTGAAAAGAAATCCATTATTATGGGTTGAGGGCATGATTAATGCTCCTACACACACCAACTTTTTTGAAAATAGAGCAACTGATTATGCTAAAGGCGCTATGAAAGGTAAATGGGAAGAGGTGTGGGGAAAAGCTGCCTAATTGAAAACCATACAATATACTTGCGATTCTTGTGAATCATCATATGTAATAGAATATGACGTAGAAGGAACAGAAACGGATCCCATATATTGTCCTTTCTGTTCCAACTATATTGATTACGAAGTTGCAGAGATTGGAGATGAATGAATTGGACATACAATGGTAAAGAGTTTACTCAAGGAGACGTTGGTAGTTCTTTTGGTTTCGTTTATTGCATACATAATCTTGTAGATAAAAAACGATATATTGGTAAAAAGTTTTTTACTGTTGCAGGTAGAAAACAAGTAAAAGGTAAAAAGAAAAAGATTAGAAAACCATCAGATTGGGAAACTTATTGGGGCTCAAACAATACTCTTATTGATGATGTTAAAAAACACGGAGAAGATAAATTCATTAGAGAAATATTATACATTTGCTCTAATAGATCCGATTGTGCTTACTTAGAATTAAAAGAACAAATAGATCGCCGTGTGCTTGAGAGGGGAGATTATTACAATGATTGGATTATGGTGAAAGTTACAGGGAAGAATCTTAGGTTCTTATCTGAACAGCAGCAAAGCTATATATCCCAAAAAAATAAAAAAACTAGGCAACTTTAAGGCATGAAATACAGGTCTATCTTTATTAGCGATGTTCACCTAGGGACACGATCCTGTAAGGCAGAACTCTTAAATAACTTCCTGAAACATAATAAATGCGATAACCTATATCTTATCGGAGATATTATAGATGGTTGGAAAATACAACAAAATAAATGGAGATGGCAACAAAGCCATACCAATGTAATTAGACGAATATTAGGCCACGCAAAAAGAGGAACAAAAGTAGTTTATTTAACGGGAAACCATGACGAATTTTTCAGACCACTCATACCATACGGTTTACATTTCGGCAATGTGGAATTACTTAATCATGCCTGCCATGTTGGAGTTGATGGTAAAAAATACTTGGTCGTACACGGTGATATGTTTGATGGCATCACAAGACTTGCGCCGTGGCTTACAATCTTAGGAGACAAAGCATATGATTTCGTTCTTAATCTTAATACTCACTTTAACTCTATTCGTAGGCGGTTGGGTTTTAATTACTGGAGCCTCAGCCGTTATCTTAAACAGCGTGTCAAGAAGGCAGTTGACTTTATTTTCCAGTTTGAAAAGAACATCACCAATTACTGCCGTAAAAAGGGGTACCAAGGAGTAATCTGCGGCCATATACATTCGCCACAAATAAAACAAATTGATGATATAATATACATGAATGATGGTGATTGGGTAGAAAGTTGTTCTGCCCTAGTTGAACATGAAAATGGCGAATGGGAGATAGTATATTGGACTACCTTAAAAAGTTAATTAAAAACTTAGCGTTGATTACAGCCATTATAGTTGGTCTGTTTTTTGTATTAATACTCATACTACAAACACGCTATGGTTATCTACACGCATCCGAAATCAATAAAACAAATATACCACAAATAAATGCCTACTCTCAATGCAGGTTAGTAGGTGTTCACAGAGATTATAATGGCCGAAAATATGTGCGTTATTGTGTGTATAGGTGTCAAGACAGTTCATTAGAGTATCTGGAAGAACCAGACTATCGTGGTGGATGTGAGTTAGATAAAAATAAAATTTTAATTAAAACATGAATACAATCATCTGGGCTTGCGTGTTTGTTTATTTTTTAAAGCCCATAGAAATCCTTGGAGTGATGCAAACTAAAGAACATTGTGAACAGGTCGCTTCACAATATCACGGTTCAAAATGCTATCCTGTAAACGTAACTAATCACAGGGAGATTTTAGAGCAAATAGAAGCTCTAAACACAATACTAAAATGAACATACTCATAATCACAGATGCTTGGGCACCGCAAGTAAATGGCGTGGTGCGAACATACGAAAACTTAATTAAAGAGATAGAGAATAAAGGTCATAAAGTATTAGTCTATCATCCAAAATGGTTGTGTTTTGCAAATGGCTCGCCGACCAACTATTGGAAAATGTTTAGACTGCCATTCTATAAAGAAATAGAGTTAATGAGGAACCCAGAAATATACAGAAATTATATATTGGGTAGAGCTTATTTCGGAGATAAAATACATATTGCAACTGAAGGTCCTCTTGGTCTGTATGCAAAAAGAATTTTAGATAAAGAAGGTCTTGAATATACTACCTCATATCACACAAGATTTCCAGAATACCTTGAATCATATACGAAACTACCAGCAAAATTGTTTTATCCATATTTTCGTTGGTTTCATAAGAAATCAAAATGTGTAATGACACCAACACAAGGTATGATAGACAAACTTAAAGAAAAAGGTTTTAAGAGACTTAAAGTTTGGACACGAGGGGTCAATCATAATCTATTCAACCCTAAGTTCAGACAGGTACTACACAGGCCATATATTGTTTGTGTATCAAGGGTTACAAAAGAAAAAAACTTAGAAGAGTTTTGCAAACTACCTCACCCACATAAGGTCTTAGTTGGTGATGGGCCATATTTAAAAGAACTGAAACAAAAATATCCTCATGTAGAGTACAAAGGCAAACTACAAGGTGCAAGTCTTGCTAAGGTTGTTGCAAGTGCCGATGCTTTTGTATTTCCATCTAAGACAGATACTTTTGGTATTGTATTGTTAGAAGCGATTGCTTGTGGCACTCCTGTTCTGGCATATGCGGAACCTGGGCCTCTGGAGGTGATAGAAGAAGGCGTAAATGGATGTTTAGTCCATTTTGATAAAAAATATGGCCTGCATGGTAGACTTGAAGATAAGTTACAACAAACAATTAATCTATCAAGAGACTCAGTACATTTTTCGGCAAAAAAGTGGACATGGGAAGCTTCAGCGCTTGACTTCTTAGACAATATGAAGTAAAATGGTGCCATGTTAGTTCGTGGCATAGGCAAACAATACTATGAGGCAATCTCTTTCTTTAGTGATAAGTTGAGGTTGCCTGATGGTATATTGATAGACTTTACATATTCAAATAAAATGAGTGTACAGGGTTTGTGCTGGCGTAATGAGAGCCAGCATTTTTTTATTCGACTACGAACAAAACAAACAAAAAGGGACTTGTTAGATACTATCGCACATGAGATGGTACATATTAAACAATACCTAAAAAATGAAATCGATGACTCACTAAATACATGGAAGGGTCAAGTGAGAAAAGATGAACCATGGGAAGAAGAGGCAGAAGACCTCGCTATTTGCTTAGTTAATCAATTCACAGGAGACTATTACATTAATACAAACTAAGGAGAAACTCAATGCCCGATGATACATCATGGCCAAATAATTACAGTTGGCACGACTATGATGGAGAGAATGATTTGATTGACAGTTACTTTACAGAATTAAAACATGAAGATGAAAAGTATGAAAAAGAAACAAAAGATAATGAACAAAAAACCTGAATTACCAATCGAAGAATTAGTTACAGAGATTGATGATGTATTACAATCTATGTCAACGAGAGCACCCATTACTGTAATTATGGGTGTTGTTTTAGCTAGACTGATGATGCACAGCAAGGCAAATGGATTCAATACTGAATTTGATAACTTAATTGCTGATGTAGCAACAGGTGAATTTGAGAAAAAGTCTACACTACAATGATAAAAAAGTGCCCTCGATGCGGTAAAGACCATCGCAAAAAGGGCACTTATTGTTCACGCTCTTGTGCTAATGTTAGAGTGCATACACAAAAAGATAAAGACATTAGGCGAGAAAAATTATTAAAATACCACGAAACACCCGAAGGAGCTGCGACCCGTAAAAAGTCAAGCAAGAGTAGGACCGCCTATAACAAGGGTCTGGAATATAATGACGTATCACAAGAGGAATTTGCAGTAGAGGTTCCAGAGATTCGTGGTGACGTTGGAGACTATGATTTATTTGATAACTATGAAAGGGCAGAAAAATGGTGAACGGTAATGAGAAATACTTGCAAGACCTATATGACCATGTTGAGACCATATATGATGGTTGGGAAATGGAGGAGAGCGTCAAGGAGGCGCCCGTAGGCGATCAATATACAGAAAGTTACCAGTTTGTAAATGGGTCGTTCCAGAGAGTCGGTGGCTAGTTGTATTTTTACAACAAATAAATGCTTGACTATTCGGCAACCTTATGTTAGTATTGCAGTATATTAATAAGGAGTTTGTTATGACGTTTTTAAATTTAAAAGAAATACACGGCACAAACGAAGAGATTGATGCAGAGGTAGAGGCAATCATGGGCAGGATTTATTCAGAGAAAAATAATCCGAATCGCACATACGGTCCTACAATTAAGGAAGTTTTTGAATTTTGTGATAAAATGGATTCAATTGGTGATATTCATATTACTGGGACGCCCGTTGTAATTAAAAACTTTTTTGGCATTGGCCTGTTTGAAGCAACGGAAATTTTTAATTGTTGGGTAGACATAAAGAAAATCAATGAAAAGAACAGTTAAAGAAATTATCCGCCAGCGTAGGTCTCAAATGTTGGTACATTCTTATCTTTATTATAGATTAGATAAACCAATCATTTCAGATGATACATGGCAGAAGTGGGCAAATGAGCTCGCAGAGTTACAAAAAGAAAATCCTTTTGATTGTAAAATAAATTTTTATGATGATGCTTTTGCAGATTGGAACGGTGATACAGGATTTCATTTGCCATTACATGATAAAAAAGTAATACGAAAAGCACAACAAATTTTTAATTTACACGAGGAGAAAAATGAGAAACATAAGCCTGTTTAGCGAGAACCAGTATCAAACAATGATGAGAAAACAGAAGAGCGAGAACCAGAAAAAGCGAGAAGTGAGAACCAGCAAGAGCGAGAACCACAAAATTGCAGAAGTGAGAACCACGCTGAGCGAGAACCAAGGTCCAACAAAAAATAGTGCTGAAGAACTTGAGTGCGTGGAATATGTGGACTTTAATGGAAAACCTCAAAGGAGATATTATGAAAAGAAATCTAAGTAATAAAAAATGGACAAAAGAAATCGTTGCTTCAACCAGCCGTAAATGGAAAAAATTTATGAAGCGTTTTTCAAATAAAAAACTCAGAAGAGCAGAATTGACCGGCGGTTGCGGGTCGGAGTGGAAATAATGAATTACATGGAAAATTATCACTATCTTGCTGACTACACTATAGTATGGATCTTAGGTGGTCTAGCATTTCTATTTTTTGCTATATCACTTACTATATTATACTTTCGTATCAAGCATTATCTTGAGCGACCAATTACCCTCCCGTTGTTGTTAAAAGACAACAATAAAGAATAGTGTAGTTTTTATACTACATTTACAGCATACACCCTCGTTTGCGAAATGTCAAGCGGGGGTGTTGTTTTTTGGAGACAAGAAAAAAATTAAAAAAGCTGTTGACATTTGGGCATTTTGCCTGCATAATAGAATCATAGTCAATTAAAAAGGAGTTTTGATGAGTGATTTTGATACAGTAAAAAAAGAAGTTAAGGACGTGATACTTGATGTTGATATGGTCCTGGACGATATTACCGCAAAGGCAGAGCGTCAGGTCGAATGGCGCCTTACTGATGCTTTAAACGCCCTGAAAGGTGCAGATCTTAATCGATCTGCGAGAGCGCTTGATACTATCTCTATTCGTGTTCGTAACAAAATATGGGAAGTAGTCGCAGAAGCGAGGGAAGATATTCACGCCGTTTACAAATTAACGGCCAATGAAATAGCGGAAAAAGAATGAATTTTCCGCTTGCCATTTCGGCAACCTTGTCATATAATGGAATCATAGTCAATTAAATGGAGTTTCAAATGCGTAGAAAATTAAAAACAAATCGAGTCGGAGCAGTACAGATAGCATCAAATATGTACATCGCACAAAAGCACGGAACGGTGCTTCTGTATTCATACGAAACGCCTGTAGCGGGCGAGGACTTTAATGGCAAGTTTCGGACAGATAAGTTTTATTCGACCACTACATCAAAACATATAAACAAATGGTTGGGTGGAAAAGACGTTGGTCGAGTAGTGCCTCAAGACGAAATTTATCAGAGGGCGGTAATTGTAAATTGTATGTAAAAAACGCTTGCCATTTCGGGCAATTTGCCGTATAATGGAACCATAGATTGAGAAAGTTAGATTTAACTGCATTAGATTAGAATTTAACTGAAAAACGAAAGTTTACTGGAATCTAAACTGGAACTTTCTCAAGTTTTTTTAACACGATCATTTTAGGAGAAAAACATGGTCAACAAAATTTTAACCCATTCTAAGTACGGCGCTGTAAAGGTCGACCATAGATTTAAATTTGGCGCTCCAGATATTGATTTCCTGAACAAAGCAGAATTTAATCTGCTCAAGCGTATCAATATCGCTATCGCTTCTAATTTGATCGCAGGGTTCGGCGATGAATACGAAGAGCAAAACGAATTGCAATTATTAGGCGATATTATGCGAGTCGCAAAAAGTCAGAGTCCGCACCGCTATTCGCTCTCTATTTTCTATCGCTTTCACCGTGCTTTAATTCGTGTAATGAGAGGGCAGGCACGTGCTCGTTATCGTGGCAAATCTAAGATCGAAAAGCGTGAAGCAGGGTACTGCACGCTCGAAAACGCTACGACCTTCAACATTTATAGAAAGTATAATGTATGAAAAGTCAAGCGAAAAAAATAGCTGACGCTCTTGTGATTCATAAGGGCGTCAAATTCTCTAAGATTATTTCCAAAAAAACGCTTGACAATTCAGGCAGAATTACATATAATGGACCTAAGTTAAAGATTAGGAGAAAAATATGTTTTATATGAAAAACTACACCGTTCAAAATTACAAAGTCCTGCTCAATCGTTTATTCTCGAATGAGTCAGATATTTTGACGCCTCAGCAACAAGTAGAGATTCGCAAAGCGATTCTTAAAACTGGAATCGATGGCCATAAATTCGATAATCTTATCGTCAAATCTAAAGAAAACGCTGAGGTTGATGAGTACACGTTTCCAGAAAAATTTTTTACGAATAAGTGAGGGGAAAATGGATATTTTTTTGATTATCGAAGTATCAGGCGACGCCTTACAGGCACTTTTAATTTTATTGGGAGAATAGTGTATAAGTTATGGGGGTAATTTCGTGGGGGAAAGTGTCAAAACGTGGGGGTCGCACTAGTGGTGGCGCCCTTTTTTTGTGCTCATTCGAGTGCGAGAGCGATTGAGAAAAACTATGAAGGCAATAGTAAATTTCAATGACAAAACGCTTGACTTTTGATTGCCCAACGTGCATAATGGAACCATAGTTAATCAATAAGGAGTTTTTATGAGTCACCACGCTAACGAGATTTTTTATGAGAATTTAAGAGACAAAATTCTCGACACCAATTTTACTGACCTCTTATGGGAAATCAATGATCACGCTACCACAACGTCAGATGGTCGGCCTGATGCGATAACCCTTGAAGCAATTGCGAAGTCCAACGAAGATCTTTTTATAGATTATTTTGAGGGTTTTGTGAGTTTCCCGAGAATCACCACAGGGGAATTTATTGACTTTTTAGAGGAGATGGCAGAAATGACCAACCTCGACAAGGACACGGTCCAAGGCCTCAAGATCGATATTGAGGAGGTCTATGAGATTCTCAACCGTGAGCTAGACAAAAGAGCAGAGGAGGTCGAGTAATGAAAACTTATCAGATCCACGCTACTTGTTTCTATGTAAATGATAGCGTCCATTGGTTTGGGCCATTCAAAAGCACTAAAGCTTTAGATAACTTTTATAGTGATTCAAACGAGGAACAATGGTTTGCAGCTGTTCAAAATAAAATTGTGCTTGACCTATTAAACGGTTTTAAGAAAGTAACGGATGATTCCCGTAAAGTATACAAGGAGGAAGTATGAACGTACCATTATCAGATCGCCATTATGGCCAGTACCATGAATCAGGACAACCGCATTTAGCGGACTTCATTCAGAGATACGAGGAGGCTGAAGAGAATCATAAAGCCTTGCATGACGAACCACAGACCGAATTACCAATTAAGATGACCAAGAGGCAGGCCAATGCTCTGCTGAAGAGGTTATATAATATCGTATATAAGGAAAGCAAATGAAACTCTTAGACATATTTTTAGGTAACCCCCTCTTATACATTTTGATTGGTGCCGTTGCAGGCCTTGGTCTGGTCATAGGTGGTTTGGTTGCCGATGTTGCCATTCTCACCACGTTAGGTGGTATTCTATTAGGTCTCACAGTAGGTGGCGTGGCCATTGTGTTCGCTGCCATTCAACTTTGTCTTGGTCTGTGGAGGTAATCATGCTTAAACTACTCTTGATTACAGCACTACTCGCATCCCTCGTTTACTTCTGGGAGGTATGGTTGGTACTCACTACATGGTTATTAGCGTTAACGGCATAGCAGGGGTAGCCCCCGATATACAGTTGGCAGAGTTACCCCGCTGGGCACTACAACCCCCTAGAGCTTCAAAACAGCTGAATCACTCTGGACGAAAATTGCT